CGGTTTCAGGGAGGGCGCGACCATGTAGATCGCGTTCAGGTAGTGCTGCAAATCATCAATCTTGCGGTCGTGAGATACCAGCATTGCCATCAGCGCGATGTTACCGGCCAGCATGACAGCGCAACAGGTTACGGCAATCCAGACGCCCACGCCCCCTGCGTTCAGCGTGATGGTGGCCTGGCTTCCGGAGTTGGTGGGAACCGACATAGCCTCGGCCAGTCGGTCAACCGCCCTCTCAAACCGGCGCAGTTCATCGTCCATACAAACCTTCAAACTTCTCAAACTTCGCATGGAGCGACTGCATCGAAGTCTTGATTTCATCCAGCATCATCTTGATGTCGGCCTTCGGATGGTACTCGCGCAGGATGAAAGTATTAAGTTCGCCAATCTTTTCCTCAATGTGCGACACCCGATCCGCCACGCCTTTTGCGTAGGCTCCGACCATCGCAACAATAAGGCCGACTGCGCCCAGGCCAATACTTTCCCATGATGGGCCTCCAACGGGGGTGGCCGCAAACGCTACGGCAGGGGAAGCAACAATTGCGGCAATGAAAATCCTCATATCGTTTGATTCCCGATGTTCGTGCTGGTTCCGTCAAGGACAATGGTTCCCTCAACAGCGTTGCCAACAGCGCAGGTTTTCCATGCCCCCGTTTCTTGTATGCTTTGCGCGGAAACAGTGGAGCCGCAAACATTGCCTGAAACGACATTGCCAAGCCCGGTAGTCCCGTAAATAAGAATGTCAGTCGCTCCGTTTGCAGTAAAGACATTCCCCTGGAAAACACATCGGGTGCTTCGCTGCGCTCCAACGCCATAAGATACCGAAGAAACAATGTTGTTCCCTTGGATAATGCAATCAACACAATCTGTGGTAAAAACCCCCACATTCTTTGACGCGCCGATCCAATTGTTTGCAACACAAGCCCTTTGACATTCAACCATCCTGACGTTGTGAAAGCTCCCGGTTGAAGGAACGTCAATCATGGATGACTCAAGAACAAAATGTTCCTGATACTGAGCGTAGAAATTGCCGCCATCTGTTCCGCCGCCAGCGGCACCATTATTGACAAGCTGAGCGTTTGAGATGATCGTGCCAGCACTTTCCGATATAAACCCGGAATCGCCGTCAAGGTAAATCCCCCACGACCTTGAAAGCTCCGCTTGGAGTCCGACTATCTGCATATTCACGCATCGCTTAGTGTAAATGGCAGTAGAGTTATCAAGCGCATAGACGTTTTCAAAAACGCCAAGCTGGCAATACTGGGCATTGATAGCAAAATCCCAGCGGTAAAGGCTTACATCGCTAATTTTTAGGTAGCCGATGCCGGAAGCAAGGCTGGGAGCTACTGCGCGAACCGCGGAAGTCAACGAAGCGTATGGAGTTCCTGCGTTGTTAATTGCCATGCTGGCAATCTCAACATTGTTAGTCCCTGCCGCAACCGTAAACGCCGTTACTCCTGCGGTTTTAACTATGGCGGAAAGTTTCCCGCTGCCTTGTATCCTGACCGACTTTGAGATGGTTACGGTTGAAATAAGGTAAGTGCCAGTAGGGACTTCAACCAGCCCCCCCGTCGCGACAACCGCGATTGCAGAAACAAATGCAGCGGTATCGTCAACGAGTCCATCGCCAACCGCGCCAAAGTCCTTGACGCTAACCGACTCGCGCACCTTGTTCTGCATCGTGCGGGTGACTGCACCGACGCCGGATTGGATGAAATTTCCTGACCCAGCGCCAACCAATTGGCCGACCGTGGCTGCATCTTCTGGATCAACGCCTTCGGTCAAACCAACAATCCGATTGCCATTCGCGTTGTACCGCCCCGAACCATCGGTATCGCCATCAAACAGTTTCAACGACCGGCCTACGTCAGTCACGGCCTGGCCGACAATCATGGTCAACTTGTCCAGCGAATCCTCAAAGGTTTCAGCCGGGAACGGGTCGTTGGCAACGAAGTCTGCTTCCTGCGTGGCAGGCACGACCCGGAAGATCGACAGGGTTTCGGATGCAGTCGGCGCAGTCACGACCGTCACCGAACCAGTCGGGGAGCCTGCGCCCTGCACGGTGTAGCCGTCAGGGCCGCCGCTGTTCAAGATCAACGGAGTCGCCACCAAGGTCGCGTTGTTCGTGCGAACGACGGTCAGGTATTCGTCCTGAATGAACGGAAACGGCACCGGGAACAGCACGGTGACGTTGTTGCCAAGGTACGCGACCCGGCTTTGCGCGGTTGAAACGGTCATCGCCTTATCTCCGGTGCTTCGGGGAACCGTGCCTGCGGATTAACCATCATCTGCTGCCCGGTGCGCTCCTCCATCTCGCGCTCCATTCGCGCCAAGCTGCCGGGGTTTACCGCCTCTTGCAAGTTCCAGAATATCAGGTAATCCAGCAGTAGTTTACTGTAAAACAGGTTGGCAAACGGAAGGTTCTGCTGGGCCAGCCGTACCGCCGCCGCGCTGGGGTCGTTCCCCGAAATCGCCCTCGCCCCGATGTTCAGTAGGGCCGCCGCATCCGCCGCCGTGGGGCCTAGCGCCTGGATGGTCGCGTCCTGCGCCCGGCGTTCGATCAACTGGCTGAACAACAGGTCGCCGTAGATGCCAAGCCCGCCGCCCTGCTGCATTGCGGCAAGGGCCGTGCGGCCATCAAACGGGTAGCGGGGAACCTTGCCCTTCGCCAAGTCCTTAAGATACATCGCCCCGTAGCCCGCCATTGTGGTGTAGGCCATCATCCGGGCAATGCCCATCATGCCGTTGTGCTTGTATTCCCGGCGAATGGTGCGCTGCGAGAACGCGATGGTGAACGACTTGAACTGCATCATCAGGCGGATGGCCTCGCCAATCGGGGTTCCCTTTTGGGTGCCACCCTTCATCAGCCCTCGCGTGGCCGCGTCCGGGGTCAGCAGCATGTAGCCGTTCTGGTCAACGAACAGCATCCGCATCTGGCCCTGAATCTCGTCGCGCAGTTCGCGGATGGCGGCCTCGCTGGTCTTGAACCCCTTGTCGGCCAGGTACTTCGCAAACACTTCGTCCGGCAGGTCTTGGATGCCACTGGGGGTCAGGAACCGATTGCCGTCCAGTTCGCGCAGCGTCCCGGCCCGGATGATGTCCCACTTCCCGGCGTCCAGCCCGTACAGCCCCATCGTGCTGCGAAGCTCGGGCGGCAGGTCATCAAACGCCGACGCCGCCCGCCGTGCAAAGGACAGCGAGATGAACTCGGCAATGGACGAACGCATGGCATCCGTCCATCGGTTCTGTCCGTTGAGCGTGAAGAACGTCTTTTGCCACTCGCCCAGCATCCCCGGCACACCGTCATCCACCGAGAACCGGCTGGTGGCGAACTTGCCAAGCATGGATTCCAGCGCCAGCCCCAGGTCAGCGTACAGTCCCAGCCGTTCGCCTTTCGGCACCCCGGAGAACATGCGGCCAATGCCCTTGGCTACCGTGCTGAATCCGTTTTCGCCAAGGTGCTTGGCCCCCACCATCATCACGCCCAAATCACCAACGCTTGCCAGCAGCGATCCGCCCAAGGAGGCCATGTTCTGAATACTGCGTACCGATGCCGCCCATGTCGCCAGCGGCTCGTTGCCGGGGATGTCCAGCGACCCGTCCACTTCCTTCACGTACCAATTCAGGTAACGCTTGGCCGTCTGCTGGAACGCCTTGGCCTTGCCGGGGTCATCGCGCAAATCCTCGGCAATCGAACCCATCAGCCGCGTCACTGTGGACTCATGGTTCGGCCCCAGCTTCCGCATGACGCCCGTTGCCCGCGCCATGTTTTTCAGGCCGCCCAGCACCGCTTCGTACATATTGTTCGCGCCGAACTCGGCGTTGTATTCGAACCAATCGTCCGCCGACTTGAAGTGAATCACGCGCTCCTGCGACACGCCCTTGGACATGCCGCGCAGGCTCGGGCCGCCCGTATTGCGCGGCTCACCGGGGGACTTCAAGTGGATGCCCGATGCCAGCCCCTTGTAGATGGACTCCAACAGTTCCTCCGCAGACTCCGCGCCGGTTTCGGCCATCATGCGCGGCAGGTCGGCCCGCTGGCGCATCATCGCCATCCAGCCTGCCTTGTCCGCGAGAATCTTCATGGAGTCGTGCGACTGTGTGACGATGTACCCTGGCAGTTTGCCAATCCACGCGCCTGCCCGGTTCGCGTCGGTGCGGGCGACTTCCTGCCATTTCTGGATGGCGCGGGCAAACCCAATGGCCCTCGGGTCAAGTCCGTCCAGTTTGCCGCCATCGGTGCCAATCGCCCACAGCGCCCGCGCAATATCCAGCGCCATGCCGGGGGCGGAGAACAGATCAATGCCGCCCTCCACCGCAGACACATCGGCCAGCAGCCCACCGAAGTAATACCGTTCCAGCGTGTCAATCTCAAGCGCAGTGGAGCTACGCGCCGTCGCGGTCTTGTTCTGGATGCCCACGACCAGCGCCTTGAACCCCGCAGCCGGGTCATCGGCGTACTGCGTCCGGATGGTATCGCGGGCGATCAGGAACGCCTTGAGTCCAAGGATTTCGTTGCGCTTGCGAATCATGGCCGCCCGTTCCGCGTTCTGCGCGAACTCGTCGGCCACCACCGTCAGCGCGTCATTGGAACTCACGCTCGGGTCACGCGCCTGCTTTTCCTTGGCCGCACGAACCAGCGCGTTTTTCAGCTTCTTGATTTCAGCCGCCGACAGCTTGTCGCCCTCGTCGCCATAGGCCGCACGGATCAGGTCATCGCAAACGCTCATTCATTCGTCCTCATGCACATGGCCGCTGCCTTGGCCGCGTTGCCCTGCTGCCTGCCGTTCTCAACGATGCCCTTCAATGCCCGCGCAGCCTCGTCGGCCACATCCTCGTCCATCGTTTCCAGCATCCGGTTCAGGTCGGCCTCGTCCTGTTCAACTTGGGCCTTGAGTCCGTCAATGTCGGTCGGGATTTCCTCGACCTTCGCACCTGCCTCGGATGCCGCCTTGCTGGCCCCATCCACTTCGGTTGCGTTCCGGGCCGCCGCCGTCATCGCTGCGTCGGCGTCCAAGTATCGCGCATCTGTCAGGATGGCGGGGCCAACGTCAATCGGGCGCCCTTCCAACGCCTGCGAAATCGCCATCCGCAGCGACCGCGCCTGCGTGTCCGGGGACAGGCTGGCGATGAACGGACGCACCGGCATCAGCGGGTCGGATTCGATGGCGGCGCGGGCGGCAGGGGACAGGGACTCAACGAACGTGCGGTCAGGCGGCGGCAGGATTTCATCGGCCAACTTGCCTAGGGTGGCATCGTCATCAATCTTCGCCAGCCTTGATTCCAGCGTGTCCAACTGCTTAGCCGCCGACTGCGCGGTCTTGTGCGCCTCAAGCTCCTGGCGAATCGCCACGCGGCGCTCGTCGGCAAACTGCCGTTCTGCCGGGGTCAGGCGCGACACCGTTAGCTTGTCCTCGCCACGCACCAGCGCCTCAAGTTCGTCGCGCTCGGCCACCAGCGCCCGGACATTGGCCTCGGGCAGCACTCCCTCCGACGCAAGCCGCAACTCCGAAATCCGGTTGTCAATCACCATCCCGGCTTCGGCCATCGTGCGCGGCGGGATCGCATCCACCTGCGCCCGAGTAATCGGCTGGCCCTGAGCCAGTCGCTCCATGATGATGCTTCGCTCGACCTGTTCGCGGGTGACAATCGGAACCTGCCGCGCAGGAGGAACCTCGCCCACTACCGTATCCACCCGCGCAGGCGGCTCCACCATCGGCGGCTTGAATCCGAACACCGCATCGCCCATCAGTCCCGCGCCACCGTGTAGCGCCGACCCGAAGAACGCGCCGCCCGCGATGTTCAGCATGGACTCGTAGGCCGTGTAGTCTGCCTGCTGCTGCTGATTCGCGTAGTAGTTCACCGCCTCGGCAGGCAGCAGGCCCACCAAACCCTCAACAGCACCCACGCCCGCACGAACGCCGGTTCGGCCCAGCACTCCGCCCGCCCGCGCAAGCAACTGCGCGTATCGCGCCTCGCCCACCACCGGCACGAAGCCAAGCGCCAGGTTCGACGGGTCAACGAACGAACCCACCAACGATCCTGCAAGTGACGCACCCAGCGTCCCGTAACTCGGGTTGGCCTGCGCCATAATCATGTCGCGCCGAAGCTCGGCCCGCTTGCGCTCAATCAGGATGTCCAGTTCCGCCGAACGGATGCCGTTCTGCGGGATGGACAAGTTCTGATCCAGCCCGTTGTCGCGCAGCCGTTGGCGACCCTGCTCGGGCGACAGCAGCGCAGACAGCGGGCGGCGCTTGGGCGTCAGGCCGTACTGCGTTTCAGCGCGAGTCGGTGCCTGCGCCCCTCGGGCTTGGGCAATCTGTTCCGTTCGCAGGCCAGCGCCGAACAGGCCGGACTCGGCGGCTTCTTCAAACATCGCGCCGAACACTTCGCCGGTCGTTGAAACCGGCGCAATCGGTTCGCCTAGCAGCGGGGAGCGTTCGGTGAAGATTGGCATTATCGCGCCATCCGGGGGTCACGCGACCACGCCGCATCGTCGCGGGTCGGGCGCTGCGTTTTCGGAATGTACGAAGCCGCATCCGAGAACTTCACTTCGAACGGGTTGCCGTCAACATCGCGCACCACCAAGCCGCCTGCGGTCAGGATCACGCCGTCGCCGGACTGGTTATTTACCCACGCGGCCTGGGCTTGGATGGTTCGCAACTGCCTGCGCCGTTCGTTTTCGATGTCCTTGTCGGTCATCCATTCCGCCGTCTGCGCGTCAACGCGGTCAACGGGAATCTCGCGCAGCATGTTCGACAGGCCGTTCACCACCAACTCCGGTCCTGCCGCCTTCGGGATGCGATACGTCCCCTGCGCCACGTTCTGATTCCCGAACAAGTCGTTGTACGCCTGCCGCGCCGCCGTGCGAACGTCCACGCCTCGGCCCACCTGCTCGGCCACCAGTCGCTCGGCTGCGTTGATGTACCGCGCCTTGGCTTCGTTGTTATCCGAGTACGACAGCGTTGCCAGCAGCGGCTCAAACTCGCGCTGCACGTTCGTCTGGATGCTGGCCCAATCAACGCTGGTTGGCAGCGCGGCTTTCATCTCGGACTCCTTCACGCTGGATGCCACCACCACGCGGCGGATAACGTCAGCCGGAACCTCGTCCACAGACATTGCCGCCGGGACGCCCAACTTCGCAATCTGCGCCGCCGCCTCCACATGCCCGCCAGCCAGCAAACTTGCCGCAGCCGCACGAACCCGCTGCACCGCCGCCTGCGTCACCGCCGTATCGTTGGAATCCAGCCCCGTCGCCAAGTCCTGTGCAACGCCCTTGAGAAACGCCTCGGGCAACTTAGGCTGAAGAATCCCAATGCGGGTCTGCTCCGCCATGCTGGCCGTGATGTATTTGTTCTGCGCCGCCGTAGCCGCCGCCTGATCGCCCGACTGCGATGCCGCCTGCCACTCGGCAAACGACTGGCTCACAATCGGGGATTCGGCCAGCACGAAGCCGCCAGGGTCGTCCTCGCGGGCTTTGAGAATAGCAGCAGCCCGCCTTGCCCGAACTTCAAACGAAGCCTCTCGGAACTCTCGGTTATCGGTTCCAGTCGGGGGCGATGCCAGCATCGCCACAAGTTCCGCGTTCGTCTGCCCTGCCATCGTCTGCAACACGCCAGCGTTGGCCTGAACGATTCCCTGATTGCGGAACTTAATCGCTCCTTGCTCCGGGCCATACACCGCCATCAGCGTAGCTTCGCTAGGCAAGTCGGCTACAGACTCCCCGGCCCCAAGCGCAATCATCTTGTCCTGATACCGTTGGTCAAACTCAATCTTGCCAAAGTCAGCGGCTTGCTTGGCCTCGTTCTCCATTCGGGCGATGTCTGCCTGAACCTTGGAAATAAGCGAAACCACCTGCTGAGCGTCCAATGCCGAATACGCCCAAGTGCGTCCATCGCCACCCGGCTCATCGGTGACTTCCTCACCAGCGCGTGACGTATCCACCGTCATGCCAGCCTTGGTCATGGCTTCATTCATCCACGACTCGACCTTGGCGTGATCTTCGCCCGCCGCAACTCGGCGCATCCCCTCGGCGGCAATCCCGGCGATGACGCCCTGATCTACTTCGCCCTCTGCGCTAGGGCCGAAACCGAACCGCGCAAGCAACTGCTTCTGTGCGCCATAGGGGTTCGTCTGGATGTCACCCAGCACCGCCGCATAACTAATCTCGCTGGTGACAGCCGTGACCAGCGCCGCCCGCTGCGCCTCGTCAATGGACTTGTCGGCCTTGATCGTCGCCAACTGCTGCGCCGCGACCAGCGCCGCGTTCTCGGGGCTTGCCAGCGCGGTGTCGGCACCGGCCTTGATCCCGTTCTCGTACATGCCGATGACCTGGCGGCGGCCTTCGGTGATTTCGTAGTCAAACGCCGATGCATCCAGCCGCGTCAGCGTGTCCGTCATCTGCGATTGCAGGTACTTCCGAGCCTGCTCGTTTGGCGCAGCGGCGATGATGGCATCCTTTTCCTGAACGCCCCAGCCATTGAGCATTTCGGCATAGCCCTTGCCGCCCGGCCCGGTCTTTGACTTGAATTCTTCGGCCTTGCGGATGGCCTCGCGCTGGAACGTAGCCAACGCCTGCGACGAATACGCCGTCGCCTCCGACGCCGCCAGTTCGTCCATCTTGTCTTTCCGCGCTCGGGCGAACATGCCAACGCCCTGCGCGGCATCCAGCAACGCGCCGCCGACGTTCGGCCCGACATCCGTGGTCAGGTTCGCCCCGGCCACGCGGCCTTGCGGGGTTCCCGTCTGCTGCGTGTAAACCGGAATCCGGATCGCCATTTAACCTTTCCCCGGCAGCTTGCCTAGAAACATATTGCCACCTGCGCCACCGTAGGCCGAAAGCCCGGCACCGGCAGCACTAAGCCACCGCATCCGGTTGGCCGACTTCGCGCTCGATCGCGCCACCTTCGCGTTGAACCGCGACCCCTCCGCCTGGGTAAGCAGGCTGGTGCGCTCCAGTTCGCCGGAATACTGCACGTTCAGCGCATCCAGTTCCGCGTTCGCGGTGGACTGGCTCAGGATGTCCGTGTTCGACCCGCTGAACGCCGTGCCGGATTCGCCTATGGCGGCCCGTTGCGCCCCGAGAATCTGCCGCGACTCGCGCCGCACACGCTCCTGTTCCGCGCTGGACTGCTGCCCTGCGATGGCGGCGTTCTGCGTCTGGACGGCAGCGTCATACTCAAAGTTACGCGCCTGAGCCTTGTATTCCGCCGCCTGCGCCGAACCCTGCGCGAACGCGCCGATGCCGCCAAGCGCACCGGCAATCCACGGCAACAACGGTGCAAATGCCATTACTTCACCCTCCCGTACATGAACGCTCGGTTTCCGTTCGGCAAGAACCCAACCATCCCGTCCGGCGTTTCATTCCTGAACCCCAGCAACCGCGCCCAGCGACAACCCTCGGCAAACCCGGCATCCACGTACATCTCCACTCGGGCGTAGTCTAACCCATCGAAATACCGCCGTGCCGCTCGCGTCAGCGCGACCATGCTGCGCCCGGCCTGCTCCGACAGCAGCGCCCATGCCACCGCCCGACCGCCCCATTGGGGCTGTACGCCCGCCAAGCACACGACCCCTGCCTCGGACACCACCGCCCATGCTTGGCCCTGCTGCGCCAGCCCCAGCGCGTCCTTGACCCGTTCCTCCACAGGGATGTGCGCCTGCGCCCGCTGCGGCACCAGCGCCCGGACATGATGCTCCTGCATCGGGACATACAGCAGCGTCATGGGATGATCGGCGGGCGAATAATCCCGCCTCCCGGTCGCGCCCCCGATCCCGGCGGGATGTAACCCTGCCCCGCCACCGCCGCCAATCGCGGCTCATCTTGCACTCGGGCAAGGCGGCTCACTGCCGAAACCTGCCCGGAGCCTCCCGTTGTGGTCAGGTCAGCCGCCGACTGTTCTTCGCCCGTCCCGCCCAGCAGCGTGTAAAGCCCCGGCTCGCCCTGGCCCGTCAGCGCCCGCAAGCTGCCGTTGTCGTTCGCCAGCCCCCGGATGATCGCCCTCATCGGGAATCCTCGGTTTCAAGCTGCGGATACAGCGCCACGACCGTCATCGGCAACGGCTGGTCGTTGATGACCCGGATGCGGCCCACCTTCGTGTAGCCCTCCGGGTACGTCATCAGGTAGTCGCCGGTCAGGACATCGGGCGGGTTGTTCATCGGCATGGAGCTATCGCGGTAGTTGATTTCATCCTCAAGCCCCACCGGGCCAACCTTGCCGCCAAGCGCCTGATACAGCCGCAGCACCAGCCGGTGAATCCGCTTGGTCTTGCCCTGCGCCGTGCCGTCCGTCGCGCCCGCCTCAATCCGCATGGTTTCCAGTTCGCAGGGCGCGGGCAGGCCGACTTGTACGGTCAGCCCCCGCGATTGCAGCGCCACCTGGCCCGATGCCACGACCGCCTGCGGGTGGGCTGCGCCGTCAATCAGGATGTCAACAGCCTGCCCCTCAAGGTGCGCCAAGTTCGTGATGACATCGCGGGCAATGCCCCAGCCGGTCACAATCTCGCCAATGCCATTGAAGTTTTCGGGCAGTGGGTCAAGCGGAGTGCCGACAACCTGCGTCCCCGAAGTGTACGAAACTATGCGGAACCGGCACGACTGCGGCGTGTACGGGTTCACCACGATGTAGTCGCCAACATCACCGGGGACAAACATCGCAACGCCCGATTCCAGCAGGCCCGCCGTGCCATAAGCCAAGGTCGTTCCGCCCGTCAGGGCAACGCCGTCATATGTGGCGGCGCAGTCAAGGTACACCGCATCGCGCAGCGCGTCCTCGTCCTGATCCCACTGCTTCTCCATGTATTCCACGTACCGCACGGTGTTGCCGTTGATCGTGCGGCGGATGATAGCCCACACCTGGTCGTGGGTTCCGTCCGGCGACGGGATGCTACAGGCCGATTCAATGATTCCGTTGGTCAGCGGGTGCTTGTGCCAGCCAATGACATCCTGCTCCAACAGGAACGTCAGCGCGATCAGGTCGCCGTTCGCGCACACGGCCCAAACAACTTGGTTCGGTTCCTGCGCGTAGGCGAACTGTATGATCTTCCCGGCAGTGATGTGATTGGCGATGATAGTGACATCCGCCGCCTCGTAGCCGTTGGTGTTGAACGAGAACCGCATGTCGCGCACACGCCGCCCGGTGGGCTGCACGAACAGCACCGAGTCGCCCACCCGCGCCGGGGCTACCTTGCGGGAGCCATACGTGGTCTGCTGCGCGGCCTGCGCGTTGCCTGGGCCGAACGCCTGCGAATCCGTGATCGGGCCGATGGCGAACTCCGCGCCCAGCGTCCCGACCAGCAGCGCATCGCCCGGTGCAGCCCACAGCGCATCGTTGATCTGGCCTGCGGCAATCTGTAGCGAAAGCGCCGAATCGGGCAGGGTTTCCGCGCCATCCCGCGCCGCGAAGTTCTCAAAGTCTGCCGACACGCTAGCCCACAGGTCGGGGCCGCGCAGGTACGTCAAGCGTTCCTTGTAGAACGTCACGATGTCCGGGTAGCCCTGCACCGAGTCCCATGCCGAAAACGACCAGCGCAGCGATGCGTTCGCCACCGCTACCGCCTGCGATGGAATCTCGGAAATAACCGTGGCCGTGGCCGTTGTGCCGCCAACCGCCGTGATCCTAGCGATGCCGTAGCCCGAATGGACGTACTGCCACTGGACGCCGGTATCGCCATCGAACCGTGCGCCCTCGCGGTGAACGGGCTTCACACTGCCCGTCGTTGCGCCGTTCAGGGCGCGGTACACATTGGAGTCGCTGCGGCGCTCGGCGTTGATGGCGATGACCTTCGCAGGTTCCCATGCCGCAACACCGTCAATGGCCTTCTGCTCCAACAGGAACAGGGTGCCGACCTTCTCCGCCGTGAATATCGAAGTGCTGGCCGTCAACGTCACCGTGCCAGTGGCCGCACTCGCGTACACCGTCGTGGTTTCATTCGGGTTCAGGCCAATGAACGGGCCGCCAGTGATCGCGGCATCGCTGAATTGCCAGTTCGTGTTGCCAACCCGCGTTAGTTTCTTCGGCGGGTAGCCGCGCAGGGCCATGAAAATCGTGTCGCCCGTCTGCGCGAAGCTCACGGCAAAGGTGCCGTCGCTGTTCGTCAATGAAGCAATCGGGTACGGCGACGGGATTTCGTAAATGGTGCCGGTCAGCGCGTACCAGTATGTTGCGTTCGGCGGGGCTTGGTTGATATGGGCCAGGATGCAGTAATACTTGACGCCCGCCTGCTCGGCCAAGTCGCCTTCAACGTAGTTCGTCAGGTTGCTCCACGCCGTCACCGTGCCGGTCTGCAACTGGCCGTTGTCGGTGTAGAACCGCAAGTGGCCGTCGCCAAACTCAATGGCGAATGAGTCGGACTCGCTGAACACGAACGGGATCAGCCAGCCACGGTCGGTGGCATCCTTCGTCGGCGCAACGTAGCGAAACCCCGGACGGCGCGTGGCCGGGCCTTGCGGCAACGGGATGAAGTTCCGCATCCGGTTGCAGCCGTTCCCGTACTTCGCCATGTCCACGCGACCATCAAACAGCGGGGACAGTTCGCCCGCGTTGAAGTTCGTCTGCGCCGGGGAACTACGCGCCATCTCAAGCCCTCACTCGGCCAAGCACCCACGAATCATCGGCAATCTGGCGCGGCGGCAGTTCAATCGCCCCGGCCCGACGCGCCGCCTGCAACGCGATGCGATATTCCTCCATCGCCATCTGGCGCTTCTGGCTGGACTGCGTGATCGCCTCGCAGGTTTCCACGGCCAGCTTGCAAGCGAACGCCTCGACAAACGAAGCGTCCCACAGGGTCGTGTCCTCAATCCGGGCGATGTACCGCAGCCGCAGGGGGCCAGCGGAGTTGTAGAGGATGAAACCGTTTTCGATTGACCAGTCAGCGCCGCCAGGGCCGTTGCGGTAATCGGTCGGGTCGTAACCCGGCCACAGGTCGCCCACCATCAGCGTCCGCAGGTAATCCGCAGGCAGCGTGAATCGGTGGGAGTATTCAAACTCCGGGGCCGTGACATCGGCGGCCAACTGCGCCCGCTTGATGGAAAACGACCAGCGGTTCGAACGAAGCTCCGAGTCGCGCACGATGTCGAAAGTGGCCGCCATCTCTCGGGCCTCCTTCGTGTTGTCCGTGATCTGGACAATGCGCGTGGCCCCAAGTTTCGTCAGGGCGCGGTTGATGATGGCTACCTTGCTGGTCATTACCGCCTCCGCCGCCTGAACACCACGATGTATTCGCCGCCGCTACTGGTGACGGGCGGGCCGCCACTGTAAATCAGGGTCGCTTCCTCGCCAGCCAAAGCATACGCCCCCGCCTCGGCATTGACCACCCATCCGCGCCGCAGCACGGCATCCGTGCCGGTCATCGTGAACGTGCCGCCGTTGGCTGCGATGACGCGGCCCAGCAGCAGGTTCGCCGTGGCCCCTGCCAGCGCGTAGGCCCCTGCCTCCGCTGCCAGCGTGTACGTGCTGCCGCCGACGTAGGTCAGGGTGGCATCGGTGCCGACCAGGGTGTAACTGCCCCCGTTCGCCACCAGCACGAACGCGCCGGATGTCCCCCAAAAATCGTCAGCGACAAATTTGGCGTTTCGCCCCGTCCGCGTTTCGTAGAAGTTGTTGGCCGCTATCCGGTTGCTGCCGACCGCACGGCCACCCAACCGGAACAGGCTAGCCATTGGCTACCTCGTACAGCAGCGACGGGATGCCCGTTGCCGTGGAATCGGGGATGATCTGGATATACAGCGCCGAATCCGCGAACACCTGCGGCATCCGGGTGCGGATCAGGTCATGGACATCGCCCGCCGCCACCGATGCCACGCGGCCTTCCCACAGGGGCCGCAGCACCAGCACGTTAAACGTGCCAACCGTGGACACGGTGGACGTTACGTTGTCCACGCGCTGAACGCCCGAGTCGCCCGACTGCAACGGCAACTGGAACATGCGGCCAACAATCGGGGCCGTGCCAGTGGCGATGGTGCCGGTGGATCGCCCGCCCGTCCCATCCTGATTCGTGTACGTGATGTTGATGGACTGGTTCCCGGTGAACGCAGTCACCGCCTCCAGCCACATCTCTGTGCCTTTGAAGTCCGTGCCGCCCGGAACTCGGCCCGCGTAGCTGGGCTGCAACGACAGCGCCACAGCGGCGTTGAACGGGTACGCGCCCGCCTTCCACAGCAGGTCGCAAATACGGATGCGGCAGGCCACCGTGGAGCCAAACGACACGCCCGACAGGTAGCCCGTCGCGCCGCCGCCGAACGCATTGATCGTCGGAGTGCCTGCCGTCGCATCGGTCGGGACAACGCCCGCCGTGGTGGACGTACCGGCAAGAACGCCAGCGCCGGGGAATCCCGCCAAGTCAAAAACGCTGAACGGGATGCCCGCCACCGCAGTACGCGATGCGGTCTTGCCGTGCGTGATGTTCTGCTTCGTCGCCGCGATGTAGCCGTCAAGAGTCGTGATCGCCATTACGTCACCGTGAACACGTTGGCACCAAAGTCAATGGTGAAGGTTTCAGCCGCCGCCATCGTTACCGCGCTGCCGTAGTCGTACCAGCACACCAGCGGATCAGCGGGCGAAGTCACGGTATCGTCGTAAATCACCACATAGCGGAAAGTCGCCACCGGCCCCGATGCCGTCAGCACCAAGTCGTTGAACACCAGCGAATAAACGCCACCCGTCTGCGAACTGGACGCCGTGGTAAGCGTCCGCGCCGACAGGTTCGTGTACGAAATCTGCGTGATGTCCGTCAGGACACTGTTCGCAGCCGTTGGCAGGGTGTTCGTCAGCGCGACAACGAAGGTGTCGGTGGCGAGATTCGCCGCCTCCACCATGTTCTCGACCCATGCGTTGAACTTGTTGAATGTAGCCACGAATCAGCCCCCCAGCAGTTTACGTGCCGATTCCTGGGCCGCCTTGAGTTTGCCATCCAGCGCCGCGACTTCCGCAGCCAGCGCTTTCGACTTCGCTTCGAAATCATCAGCCTTGGCCTTGGCCGCAGCGGTTTTCTTGTTGGCTTCCTTGACCGCTTCCGCAGCGCCGGCCTTCAGCGCCTCGGCCTCGGCAGTGGCCTCCGCCAGCACCTTGTCGGCCTTGGACTTCGCATCGGCCAGGATAGCCTGCGCCTGCGCCTTCGCGTTGGCAGCTTCGGACTCGGCCTTGGCGGCATCGTTGCCCGCCTTCACCGCAGCAGCCTTGTTGCGTTCGATCAGGTCGGCGGTTTCCTTGAGATGCTGGTCAGCCCCCTCCACCGCCTTGAGTACGTCGGTGATCGTGGACAGCGAACGCATCAGGTGGCCCCACTTTCCGGCCTCGTTGATCGCTTGCTTGAGCGTCATCTCACTCATCGGAAAGCCCTCCGGCAATACATCGTGACCGCAATCGCGGTCGTGCCATCGCCAGCCGTGATGTTCGGGCGGACGTAGCGTGGGTTTTCCAGCAGGACTTCGATCTTCGCAGCGGTGATGTCCAGCACGGTTCCCTGCGGGTCATTCAGCGCCCGCCAGTTCACGTTGTCGTTGGAACCCTGAATCTGGACGTTGCCGCCTGCGCCGAACGTGCCTTCCACCTGAATCGTGCGGTCGCCGTAGGCCGGAGCCTCGACGGGTTCGCCGGTATCGGTGTTCAGCAACCCCGACCAGGTGAACAGGACGGCAACATCGGAATCGGTTGAGTCAACAGGGCGAACTGCCATTGCGGTTCTCCCTGATTAGACCGGCGGCCAAGTGTCTTGCAGAATCGCCATCTTGCAAGCATCAAGCGCAAGGATGGCAAGCTCTCGGGAATTGCCGGTTGCGTCATACGTCACACGGACACCCACGAACTGCGCGGTGTCGGCAGCGCCCTCGGCAACCTCTTGTGCGATCTGTGCGCCCAGCGGCGCGTTGTACCAGCGGTCAGCCATTTCCGTTCTCCGTGAAGCAGGGCGGGGCCGAAGCCCCGCCCTACAGGGTTACACCGTGTAACGAACCGTCAGCGCCGCAGCGCCAGCAGCCGTGGTGGCGGCGGTCAGGGTGATGACCACATCGTAGTCACGAACGGGATCGGCGGTCAGGCCAAGAGCCTGCCACACCGGAAGCTCCATGTTCGCAACGGTGACGATGCCGGACTCGCGGGTGACATCGGAGTTGGACAGCGCGGTGGCGATGGACACCGCCGAACCGAAGAAGTCCGCGTCCACGACCGCCCCGCCGTTGTCGGCAGTCTGATACAGGCCGATGTCGCCAGCGCCCGAAGTGATCGCGGTGCAGGACAGAAGCACCTGCGAAATGCGAGCGTTCGACGGGATGGAAGTGCAGCGCAGGGTGGAGGCGATGGAGTCGCCGTTGGCGACAGCCACCACACCCAGCCCTTCCATCACGTTCGCCTTGGTAAGGCGCGAGTTGGAAGCGACTGCCGGGGTGGCATCGCGGTTGGTGATGCTGGAACTCTTGGTGTTCACGACAGCCATGATGGGTTCTCCGTGTCAGGCGGGCAGGGTTACGGACGCGACCAGGCGCGCACGACTTTCTTCTCTTCAAGGCGGGTCGCGCCGAAGGTCGCAGCGATGTAAAGCTGCCACGGCAGGCCGCGAACATCCTTGCGCTCGGTGACATCCACCTTGATGTCCTGCCAGCCGCCGAAGTAAGCACCGGACTTGGCAAACATGAAGATCGGGGTGGACGTGCCAGCCGCATCGTCGGTGCCGTTGAACTCGGTCAGGCGCTCGCAGTGGATGAAGTTGAAGCCCATGAAGCGGGCCACGCGGCCATCGCGCAGGACGGGGACATCGTTGCCAGCGTTGAAGTCGCTGCTGGTGATCTGGACTTCCTGAAGCAGCGAACTGTGGGCGCGGGCGTCAATGACGCAATACAGTTCCTCCGAGTCCACATCCACATCGTTCGCCATCAGGATTTCAAGGCCCTGGCGCAGCTTCGCCACGTTGAAACGGGAAGCGGTGCCGCCAGTGTTCACGCCCACCACCTGCGAAGCCGGGAACGTGATCGGCGTGGTGCCAGCCCGACCGGTGAAGTTGGTGCCGTTCAGGCCATCAATGATGGTGCGGTCGCGGCGACGGTTCATGCCAGCGACAGCGGCCTGCGCCATGCCGTTCTTCGGGTCGGTCATCATCCGAAGCAGGTCGTTCTTGTCGAGTAGCTGGTTCAAGTCCCAGTTGGTCGGGAACACCCAGCGACGGTCAAACGGGGCGTCGGTGCGCGGCATCGGCTCAAAACGGGTGGCGTTCTCCGCCACTTCGATCAGGCCAACCTGGTCAACCGGCGAAGCCTGTTCGCCGTAGTGGCCGCCACCCACGGTGACAGCGGACATCAGCTTCGACTGCTTCTGCTGGGTCAGCAGTTCAATCGTGCTGGCAAATTCCTGCACATACAGGGTCGGTGCGTTCACGCTCATGGTCGTACTCCGAAAGAATCAAAGGGGATGATTCGCTTCGGGTTTGCCCGATGAACTGGAACCCTACCGCTTCCCGGTACGCCGGGCGACGGGCAGACTATCCTGCCGGTCAGGCCCGCCGCAGCGCGGTTGTGGGCCAGTTACGGCGCAGCGTACTCCGCTGCGCCGCGTTCTGCAACAGGTCAGCCGTTGGCGTCCCGAAGGATGCCGTTCAGCCGCTTCCACTCGCTCCGGGCCTCGGCGTCACCACGCTCCCAGCGGTCAAACCAGTCCTTGTCGCCCATGCGTTCCTTGAGCCGGACGCGGGCCGCCTCGGGGGACATATGCTGCTGCTCGGGAGCCGTGCCGCCGTCAATCCGGCGGGCCTCGCCCATCTTCGACCCGATGTACGCCTGGAGCTTGTAGTACCCCTGCGGGTCAGCCGCCCGCCAAGCGTCCACCGCCTCCTGCGACAGCCCGGTTTCCCGCATGACGGTTTCCTCCGCCCGCTGGGCTAGGGCCATCGTCTGCTCGTAGGTGCCACCCCAGTCCAGCCGCAGGGCGGTCAGGGCGTCGGCCTGCCGCTGGGCGTCGGCCTTCTCGCTGGCGTCCAGCGCGGCCTTGACCAGTTCGTTGTTGTGTTCGGCCAGCCCCTTGAGCATGTGCTTCGGGATGCCCAGTTCCTTCGCCTTCGCAGCGACGGCCTTGGCGTACTCCTGATCGAACCCCTCGGGGATCGGCAGTTCGTAGGCTTCCGGGGTATCCGGGGCGGCGAACCCCAGCTTGGCCTTGATGTCGCCCCAGCCCGGATCGTCGGGCTTCTCGGGCAGTTTCAGCAGGCGCTCGGGCGGAACGCCCATGTGCGATTCCAGGTGCTTGTACGACTGCAACGCCTTGTCGGCGCTGTCCCACTTCTTCAACTCGGCAAGACCACGAAGGTCAGGATCAGACACCCCGGCATACCACGGTGCGCTGCTGCCGCCGTTGTCCGCTGCTGCGGGCGTGTTCGGCTGGTCACTCATGTGCTTCCTCCATCATGTTGAGAATCTGATCGTCGGTCAGTCGCAACCGCCGTTGAATGTGCAGGTACACCTGCCGCCTGCCTTCGGCAATCAGCATCGCGTGGACATCCACTTCGCGCTGAACCGGCGAAACCTTCGCCGTGGATTTATACGCGCCGCAGAACTGCGCGATGTCGCGCAGCACCCCGACGCCTGCTTTCGACATCTCGACGCCGTTGGTGCGGAAACACCCGTCGTAGTCATGCTTGCGCCGCAGCCAATGGCGAACGCGCTCGGTGGCCTGATCCCATGCTTTCCGCACTTAGCCGCCTCCCAGCAACGCCGCCGTGGGGTTCGCGCCGCTGATCTGCTGGGCGCGGGCCAGGTCAAGCGCGGTCTTGCCAGCAATCGGCGCGGCTTCCAGCAGCGCACCCATCTGCGCCTGCTGATCTTCCTGCGCCTTGATGGCCGCCATTTCCTCAACACTGTTCAGGACATCAAACGGTGCGCCATTGATTTCCGCCAGTCGTGCGGCCACGCGGCTCGGGTTGAACACTTTGAACACGCTCGGGTCAACCTGCGCCCACGGCGTCAGTTGTTCAAACGTCTGCATGATGCCGGTGGACTCCGACGCCCGCTGCAAACGGTTCAGCGGCGAAGTGTATTTAACATCCACCAGCCCGCCCGACTCCGCCAACTCGGGCGGCATGTCATCGAGAATCCCCGGAATCTGGAACAGGATGTCCAGTTCGCGTTCGATCAGCGGCGACAGGTATCCGGTCTGCTGCCGACCCAGTGGCGGCCCCAGCAGTTCGCCCTTTTCCTGCGCCCGCAGCAGCGCCTCGGTGGCGGTCATGCGCGGGTTCTCAACGAGAATCTGGAACAGCGTTACGAAGAACGCATCGTTAATCACCTGCCGCGAGTCTTGCACCATCTCAAGGCCGATGCCCAGGTTCGAACCCGACTCAAACGGCCTCACGCGGGCGTTGCCCATCGAATCCACGCCGCCGAAATTCAGCGCACCGGGGCGCAGGCTGAACGACTCAAGGATATCTTCCTCGGGCATCAGCAGCGGCGGATCAACGGCCAACTGACCCGCCCGCAGCATGGTTTTCTGCTGCTCGTTGATCGTGTTCAGCGTGTTCAGAATCCGCGATGCAGGCCCACGCCCATACGTTTCTCCCGGCGCAGTGGAATACATCGAGTAAATATACGGCATCGTGCGATAGCCGCCTTCCTCCAACACTTCGTCGCCGTGGCTGCACGATACGTAATACGATGCAAACTGCTTCCCCTTCGCGTCACGGCGGTCAGGGTCGTAGTCCATCCTCGCCTTCACGCAATGCAGGAACTCATGCATCGTTTCCGGGCGCTGGTTCGTGATCGAACGCGGCAATGCATCCGCGCCGAACATCCCGATGGCTTGGCGCGTGGTCAGCGTGAACTTCCGATGCACGGCGGCAGGCAGGCCGGTGTGATCCGGCGACACCCATATGTGGCCGATGAACTCGCTGCGATACCGGATCGTGCGGCCAGGGATGTCATCAACGAACGTGCAGCCGTTACCGTAGGCCCCCAAGGATCGGTAGTGTTCCGACGATGCCCCCACGAAATTCGCCTGCGGCGCGTATCGCGCCCGGAACAGGCGGCGGGTCATCTGTTCGCACCACTGCATCACGCGGAAATTCTGGCGCAGCGAATCGTCCACGGGTTCCAGCATGTGCCACTGCGATGTGCGCGGCGTCAGCACCGATTCCATCGCGGCGCTGAAACGCTCCAGCGCCAACTGCCCCGTTGAATCGAACTGCTGGCGATCCCGGCGCTCACCCTGCCACGGCGTCTGCCGCAGGAACAGGGCGTTGTCGGGATCAATCAGGTCAGCGATGCGCTGCCAAGTGGAATCGAAGTTATACCGCTGCGCCTCCATCTCGGCCTGCGCTTGCATGATCCCGTTTGCTACTTCACTGCTCATCCGGCACCTTCCTGTATTCGATGGCGCACATCACCGCCGATGCCAGCAGCAGCATCAGCCCGCCGACGATGCTGAAAAAAAACAACGTCACGACTCCTGCGGCGAACAATCCGGGCGCGAGTTTCATGGTTACTGTCCAGTGAGCTGCTTCGTGGCAACAGTCGGTGCGGCGCTGCGGTTTTTCCCGGCGACCACGTACGCACCGCGACCCCGGCGACGGCGGATACGCATCTCGTCCTCGGCGCGGACGGCGGCTTCGTCAATCGTGGGCGTCGGCGGCGGCGCGATCACCTTGGGGGCTTTCGGGACTTTCGGCATCAGGAACGACATCGGGGTTCTCCTGGGGAGCGTGGCGCGACTATACCCCATCCGCGATTCGGACACCGCCACGCTTGGCGGCGAACCGGGAGGGGTCTTTCAGGGGGCGGTGGCCGATGGCGACACTGCGTAGTCCGTCCGCCACGTTGGAGCAATTGTGGACAATGGCCCCGTTTGCTAGGGCAAAGTGTTCCTCGCCCGGAACCGTAATGCACCAAACAGGTTCAGTTGCCTCCACCGTTTTTACGCTCACGATATGCACGGGCCTTGCATGACTGTGAGCAATACTTTTGCTCGTGGCCTTGCCCGCGAACCAAGCAATCAAACGTTTCGCCGCATCCCAAGCACGGCCTAGGCTCCCGCTTCCACTTAGTCCAGCCCTGCGCCCGGAGCGAATGGCGGCTGTGCCACAGCCTTCCTTCCTCGCTTCGGTGCCACTCTGCCGCCGCAGCGCGGGCTTTGTCGCCAATGACCCGGTTTCTTGATTCTGCGTGTCGCTCTTTGTGATGCTCGGAAGCGTGCAAGCACTCAAGGTTTTCAATGCGGTTGTCGGCTGGATTGTGGTTTCTATGATGGATTTGATGTCTTGCAGGAATCGCTCCGAACGCCGCCGCCCAAACAACCCGGTGAAGAAGCTTTCCGCCGCGTGAATAGTAGTCGGTGCTGGGCCACTTCCGGTAAAGCCCCCCATTCCAATACTGCGTGAGTCCGTCCAGCACGATTGGATTCTCGACCCCGGCAGCAGGCTCTCGGCAAATCTCCACCCGGATTCCGTCAACCACTTGTGATCCGGCGTGCATCTCACCGAAGTTCCGTCGGACAGCGTGACCTCCACAACACGGGCATTGGAACGAGTCAGCTTGGGGCTGTGATACGGCTTCCATCCGCATAGCGTCATAACCTCACCAGTGTCAGGGAGGTCAATTATCTGACGCGTTCCGCAACGCGTCAACACTTCCGTGTCTGCTGCGAAACACCAGTCATGGTACGGCGCGTCGTTGAACCGCTGCGCCTGCTCGTTCCATTCGCGCCGGTACATCCGCAGTCCGGTGATCGCTCGGGTCATGCGGGCGGCGGCCTCGTCGGGGGTTTCGCCGGGGAACGGCTCGGGTTCGGTGTTTATCACGGCGTTCGCCAGGAACAGCCGGGTCTGGTTAATCGCGGCCACACGGTCTTTCGTGACGGGGATGATTTCGTTCTTCATCCCCAGCCGCCGCATCTGCTCCGCGATACTCCCCGCCATGCCCAGCCGGTTATGCCCGCCGTCATGCGGCAGCAGCCCCCGCCCGTAGGTGTACGGCAGGGAATTCAGTTTGTTCACGTACCAGCCAACATCATCAATCCCCGACCCTTCGAAGAAATTAATCAACCGTGGCCGGTTCCCAATATCCTGCCAGAACCAAAACGTGGTGCTGTCCCGCATACCCAGGTCGCTACCCCAGCCCACCGGATACCGGGGGTCCCACGGATACGCACCCACCCGGCCTTCGGCCTCCATGCGGGTAATCAGTTCGCCGTAGTACGACCCCGGCAGGGCGGCGTCAAACGAGCAGTAATATTCCTGCTCAACAATCGCTCGGGCTTCGGCCTCGCCGCGCTCTGCCGCCAGTTCGCGGCGTTCGCGGTCAATCACTTCGGCGGGGATCGCCATCGTGTCCTCGACCCCGAGTGTTTCCGCAAACCACGCCGGGTCATTGAGCGCAAACCGATGCAGCTTCGCGAAGTGATTCTGCCCACGCGGCGTGGAAATAAACATCGCCCAGCCGCCGTTGTTCGCCAGGATCGGGCGCAGGAACGCCCATGACGCGGGGTCGGCCATCGCGTATTCGGAGTACACCACTCCAATCGGCGGCGAACCCACCAGCGCGTTGTAGTTGTCCGACCCCACGACCTGCCACGTTGAACCGTTCTTGAACCGGATGAACATCTCATGCTCGCGGGTCACTTCGCGCAGTTCAATCGGGAACGCCTGGTCAATACGCCGAACGCCGGTACGTTCGTCCACAGCATCCCAAATCGCCCGTCGCGCCTGGTTCGCTTGCGGGAGCATGTGCCAGTACGTGCCGACCCGCTGCATGATCCCCACCGCCGTCCGGTTCAGCGCGAAATCGTCCTTACCCGCACGACGGTGCCATGCCAGCGAGTGCCGCAGGCATCCGGCCTTCGCGGCATCCCACGCCGCCTGCTGGTAATCACGCGGCTTCCAGCCGTTCGGAATCGAAATCACCGAACGACCCTGCCCCGCTGGACGGCCCGGCTTCGCCACGCCTCAACGCCTCGCCTTCGGACGCCGATCCTCGCCCGTCGCGTTCCGGATGATGTCATCCCGCGCCGCATCCCGCCGCCGACCACTCAACCCACCCGCACCCGCCATCCCCGACGCCCGCTTCTTCTGCTCCGCCGTCGCAGGCTTCGGGTCATCCACAAACACCCGACGCACCGACTTCGCCAACTCCTTCGCATCACGCACAAAATCTCCGGCCATCTTCTTCATCACATCCTCCCAGTCATCACCACGATACGTTGACCGTCAGCCCCGCCACCGCCACGGCCCCCTCATCTCCCTTCGCTATCCGGCGATCATACGACCCCGCCAGCGCCAACACCGCACGACCCCGCGCAGGATCACCGTCCTCCGCCTCCAAAATCTCCACCGCCCGATCCCGCATCACTCCACCCAACGAAACCTGCGCCTTCTCCAACATCACACCAAACTCCGGAACCAACTCCGACCACCACATCACCACCGCACGACTCGGCGTCCCCGCATCACGGCAAATCTTCGTCAGCGTTTCCCCGCCGTACAGCCGCGTCAAAACCTCCCACGCCTGCTCCGCACAAAACCCAGGACACCGCGACTCCAACCGCAACTGCTTCAACGCCGCCCGCGTCGGCGCACCGTCCCAGCACACCGGCAGCTCCGCACGATCCTCGTCCTCCGGGGCCAACGACTGCAACAGCGTCAGGCCGGTATCCAAGGTTTCATGATACGGCTGGGCGATTTCTGACGAGGGGGGAAATTGGAGGCCCATACCATCGGCAATCGCGGCGTTTGGGTGCCCACCCCCTGCCTCGGGCGTGTCGCGTTCGATGGGGGTAGGGGTGTCGGCCATGCGCGGAGCCTAGCGCCAGCATCCCAGCAATGCAACAACCTGCCCCGAGCCTGGGCCATTCGCCCGGCACCATACGGTTTTCGTGACTTTACATAATGGGTGTTATGCGTAGTGGCCTTATGAATCAATGCCTTGCGTGAGCATGATACGCCTGTCGTGCCAGCAATAGCACGATGCCGCCAGCAAGCCGCCGATTGTTGCGCCAACGATGCTAATCCGCCCCGGATGCGCCACGCCAGCCAGCGGCCGCGTAGAACGCGCCAGGAGGCCGCATCTCGGGCAGGGTGCGGCCACCGTGCCGGCCTGCCCACGATATGGTCGCCACGGCCCGCGCATTTCGTTCTGGCGGCATCGAGCGCTACCGGACTAGGCCGCCGGGGATCAGCGGCCAGTTACCAGGCCGAACCGCGACCTGCCGGGATGTTGAGAATGTTGATGGGCCGACGCTTGGCCGGCGACCGATTCAAGGCGTGTTGAGAATGTTGATGGAAAGTGCACAAGAGAGATATTGAAATCACCCTGTTTATGGGGTGACCCCCTAAAAAAAAACTACTTTCGCGTATTTGTCAACATTAACAACATCGTCAACCCTTCACTGTTACGGATGTTGTTGGCAGGATTGCATGACATAGCGTGGTATGTTGGTAATGTTGCTGGTGAGCCGCTATAACTATATTTTAACGTTGTTGCGGATGTTGCTGACATGGCAGGGTTGCCGCTGGCCGTGGGTGTTGGGGATGTTGCTGGAATTGGATAATCACGAAGCTGAACGAAATTTCTCGTAACAATCGCAACAATGGTGTTGACAGGCCGGTTATTGCATGAAATTATGGCGTCACTGGCGATGGGCCAGCGATTGATAGGAGCGTGACATGCAAGCCAAGGGTCTGAAAATGCCGCTGAACCGGCCCGGATTTATAGCGGAGGGTTGGTTGCATCAGGCGGAATACATGCGGAAAGTCGCGGCTCGGGCTGCGGCTGATGCGATTTCGCGGGTTGGTGCGAAATGAGCGCCCCGGTGGTGGCTGTGCGTATCAGCCTGACCATAGCGAACGAGTATTGCGACCGCTGCCCGGACTTCGCTCCGGAAGCGTGCTGGATGCCGGGCGTCCACATGGTGCCAGTGGCAGACGCTGAATCCATGCTGAGCGATGCCCGCGACTACGCCCGCAGCGACGTTATTGAAGATGTGCGGCCCGGTGTGCGCCGGGCTTATGGGGCGCTTGCAAGGCAGCTCTGCATCACTCTCGGGGGTGCGGCATGAAACAGTTTGAGAATGTATCCGGGCGCTACGGTGCGCCGATGGGCCGCCATTGCGTCGGCCATCTTGACCATGCGCCGCGCTCGATTCGCCTGTTTAAAGTTCGCCTGGATTCCGGCGGATATGACGACGGCGGCGCGTATTGGGGCCACGGTGGCGCGTCCGGGCCACTGTGGGCTGCGATTGACAAGGATGGGGACATGCAAACTGTCCGGGCCTGGTCACGTGAACGGGCCGCGTTTGAGCTTGGCATACCGCCTAGCGCCCTAGTCCGGAAACTGTCCGGCTTGCGGGATTACGTGGGCGCGCTGTTCGATGGTCGCTGCCCGTACCCTGCTGGGAAGGATAAGGCGGACGTTTTCGCGTGGGTTAAGGGGGAAGCATGACCACCCGCGCCCGCCAAGCCGCAAAGGAAGCCCTGGCCCGACACCGGGCCAGCGGAAAGCTAATCCAGTGTGTCCTGAAGCATCCGGACGCTATACGTGAGCTAGCCCACTGGCAAAGTATTCACGGCAGTGTTCGCGCTGTGATTGAAGCGGCGCTACTGGGAACGCTCGGGAAGCCCGAGCCTGGCCGCAAGCCTTGAACCGGCCCCGCTGAAACGAACCGGCCCCGCTATGGGGCCGTTTTCGTTGCGCCGCTGGAATGGTGCCCGGATGCGTCCCGGACACCGCCTAGGCCCACCCATGACGTTCTGGCCCGATTTCTCGGGCTTGGCGGCCTGTTAGTGAGGTCGGCAAAATAATTCGGGCATGTCGGGCGCGATCCCCGGCGCTCACGCAATCGCCGGTTCCGGTTCGTCCGGGGCCGGTTTCCCGCTGCTGGCCCCGCCAGACTTGGCGAGCTTCATGTCCGCCAGAATCGCCGCCGTCGCTGCCCGTCGCTGCCGGATTCCAGCCGCACGGCCCGCGTACATCGAAGCGACCTGCGGATTCAGAATCCAGGCTTTCGTGAACCGGCCTCCGGATGCGTCCGGGATCAGCCATCCGGCCTGTTCCAGCGTTGCCGTCGCTTGGGCCTGTTGCCAATCCGGGGACTCCCGCCAAGCGCTCACGCCGTGGATGATGTTCCGGCGCGTCACGCGGCGCGGATTGCTGGAAATGAGGTAGTCGGCCACTTTCCGGGCCAGCGAGAATCCGGGGCTGGCCTGGCCCATCACCGACGTATAGAACGACACCGCGTTCGGGAACAGGAACAGCCGCATGAAGCTGGCGACCCGGCGGGCCGTCGCCCCGGTGATCGGAACCGCCACCGGGTATTTCCCGAGTGAGGCGCAGGACATCATGTGGTAAGTGAGGCACAGCCTGGGAAACAAGCCCTCGTATTTCGCCACGGCGCTGCGGAGCATCCCCGGCAGGCCATCGCTGGCGACGATGGTGATGCGCCAGTTGTCCATCTCACGGCGCACCGCATCGGCCTCGGGCGACATCTGCACGATGCAGTAGCCGTCCGCCCGCGTAGCGTAGATGTGCTTGAGCATCGCGTCATACGCCTGAATCTGCGCCGTAGGCTCCGGATTGTCCGATGGCCTGCGCTCGGCGGTCGGGATCACCGCGACCATGCACCGCTGCAACAGGCCGTCATCGTCCATGCGCGATGCCAGTGAACGGATGCGGTCGGGCTGGATGGAACCGATGACGTTCACCGACAGGTTCGGCACGTTCACTGGCGGGGCGCTGGCGCGGTCTATGACCTTGGAGCCGCCTTGGTAGCACTCAAGCCAGAACGCCCGGTCTGCCGCGCCACCGTTCGCAGAATACCGGCCCATGCCGCCCAGCCAAGATGTCAGTTCGTCGGTGTAGTACAGCAGCCCGCGCTCGTTGTCGGCCAGCAGTTTCGTGATGCCCTCGGTTGTGCCGTCGTTAGTGATGAGGCGGATGTTTTTCGGCGGCACCGGAGCGTTCGCGGTTTCCACCATGCCCTCGCCGTTGGCTTGGGCCTTGAGGGATTTTTTCTCGGACAGGTTGTGCAGCTTCACTTGGCGCTCGTACTCGGCGCGGGCCTGCACGTACTTGCCCAGCATGACCTGATTGGTTTCAGCCAAGCTGGACATAGCGAGTTTCATGGCAGGGGTTTTCTTCGATGACGGGTCGCCCACGATCACGCCCCACAGGCGGGCGGATTCCTTCCAGCCCGGTTCGTTGGCGCGGGGCTGCACCTGGAACTTGTCATCGCAGGCCGCCGCGCAGGCGATCAGCATGGACAGGGCCATGACTTCGGGCGGGGAGCCTTTGACATCGGACGCGCTGAACACAACGTCCTGAATTGGCGGCGGGAGCCATTCGCGGCGCAGGGTCGGCGGATCATGTTCGCCAAACAGGTCAGTCGGCGGCGGCGTTTCGGCCAGCGACGGCTCGACGGCAGCGATGGCTGCGAGCGAGCGATGGTAGATTTCGGTGGCTGTCTGCCCCTCGGGCGAGAACGCGCCGTTGACGATTTCGGTTCCGGCTTCGATCAGTTCGCGCAGCGCGGATTTCTCGCGCACGATTTCAGCATAGGCGCGGATGTTCGCCGCGCTCGGGGTCGTGGACGCGAGTTCGACTAGGTAGCCGGTGCCGCCGATTTCATCCGACAGCCCGTTGGATTCGATCCACTGGCCCAGCGTTACCGGGTCAGCCGGCTTTTCGTCATCGGCAAGGGCGCACATGGCGCGGAAGATGATGCGATGGTCGCGCCGGAAGAAATGGCGCTCGGCCAGCAGTTCGGTGACGGCGGCCAGCGATTCCGGGGACAGCAGGATGCCGCCCAGGACAGACTGCTCGGCCTCCACGGCGCTCGGGGGAACGCGCAGCGGGGTGACGTTGGATTCGGGTAGGGTTTGCAAGGATGCTCTCCGGCAAGAGAAGTGGAAGTTAGCGCCTGCCGGGGCGCAACCTGCCCGCAGGCAGGCTGTCCTTCCGGAAAGGGATGGTATCAGGCGTCAGGCGATCCAGCCACGTTCATACGGGGCAAACGGGATGTCTTCGTTGACATCACCGCCGCGTGGCCCGGTCGTGCCGCCAGTCTGGCGCTGCGGCTGCGGCGCACCCTGCTGCCCCTCATCGCGTTTCTCAAACACCGAAACGACGATCATGTCGCGGCCAGGCTCGGTTTCGACACCTGCCGGGTTGAAGGTTTTTTTCAGCAGGACGTACAGGCCGTCCTTGCCCTGCATCAGTTTGCCGATGTTCTCGTAGCGGTTCTTGGTGACACCGGACTTGTCGGTGTAGGTGCCGGTTTTCACGGCCAGGTCTTTCGGGTATTCGGACATCGTGGTTTCCTTCGGTTGTGGATCAGTGAGTGTAGCGGGTCGGCGTGTCCTGGTGCATCACTTCCACCTCGCCGCGCTGAGTACTGCGTATGCATAGGACAGCCGCCTGTCCCATAGGTCGCGGATTCGCTCAATGTTTCCTTCGGCCAACGCTTCGTGCCAGCCTTCAAAAAACGCTGAGTCAAAGCAGCCTAGCGCCTCCGTCACCCCGGCGCTGTCGGCGGGCGGGGCCATGATGTTGCGTTCGTGTTCGTTAAGGTTACGGACGATTTCATTCTCGTCCACGGTGCCGTCCTCGTAGCAGTCGGGCATCAGGTCGCGTTCTCGCAGCCACCCGTACAGCGCCGGCCCTATCGGTGGCACCGCAGCGGCGGGCGGGGCGTGGAACCCAGCGCGCAACGCCTTGACGGACTCCACCAACTTGCGCGGGTAGTCGTCGCTGTCTTGGGCCTCGAACCACGCCAGCACACCGTCCAGCGTATCGTTCACCTCACGCTGGTAGTCCACCGCAGCGGCGGGCGGGGCAGAAATGCACGCGCACTTGGCGGTAGATTCCTCACAGTTGAAACACACCGCAGCGGCGGGCGGGGCTTCGGACAGGCGGGCGGCTATGTGGGCGAGTGCGTTTTGTACCTGAAACCTGTTGACGGTTTCACCGCGCAGGTTTGTAACTACGCTGGGCAGGCCGGTAAGCTTCTCCAACACCGCCAACGCCTGTTCATCGGTCATTGTCACGGGGCGTTCGCCCCTACATGCACTAGCAGTCCACGCTCGTCCAGTCGCCACGCCCCCGCATCCCCCTCGGGCTTGGACTGCTCCACGGCGGCGCGGGCGAGAATATCGGACTCGTCGGCGTACTCAGTGAACCCCAGCGCGATAGCTATGGCGACGTAAGAGTCGAGCAGGAAGTTCCGTTCCTCCACCGCCTCTTGCAGCGTGCGCGGCTCCGCGTGGTCGCAGCGAAACCACTGCTTGACGCGCTCGCTACGAGTGTCCTCCACTTTGGTCTCCACCCAGGCGCGGGCGTTCCACAGTGGCGCGATGTTCTCGTCAATCCACCGCTGCACTTCCCCGCCTGACCACATCTTGCGGAGCATCGTCGGGAACTCCGGCAACTTCGTTTCACTGATCACGGCTTGCTCCGCAACGGCTCGGGCGCATGGCATTTCTAGAATCTCTGCATTGGTATAGCTGCCGCCATACATTCGCACTGCATCCATCGCCGCTTCAATGTTCAACTTCACGGCAGCTCGGGCATAGCTCTTTACCAGCCCGATAACTTTAAGGTGATGCGTTGGCCTGTTCCGCGCTTTAACCAATACGTCAAGCAACACAGCCGGAATAGGCGGCAACTTCGTTTCACTGGTCACGGCTTGCTCTCCTTCATGGCTTGGTCAATGGCGTAGTCCAACGCATCCAACGAATCGTGTGCGGTGGCGTCCAGGGCGGCTTGGAGTTCAATGGCGTTGTGTTCGCAAGCTTGGGCGGCGGTGAACCAACCGTCGGCCTCAAAAGCCGCAGCTTCCTCCCGCCACTCCCGCACCAGCGCCTCGCACATTTCGCGCAGACTGGTCATAGCTTCACCCTGGTCGCCGTCATCACGCCCGCGCCAATGGCGCACATGGAAAGCAAGATAGGGACTATCGCGTTCTTGGTGCCAAACAGCCACACGCAGGTGCCGATCACCGCCCAAGGCGTGATGGCTGCGGCCAGCAGCATCAAGAAGGACTTGGCGAAGTGTTTCGCGGCCTCTGGAAGCGCCTCGCATCGGTCGCGTAGGGTCATGCCGTCAAACTTTCCAATTCCGCTAGCGCCCTCTCCGGGGTTCAGCGGCACCGGATACGCCGGCTCGTTACCCCGGCTCACTTCACACCTTCCGCTGCGTCTAGGGCGTCTAGGCCGGCGCGCATGTTGCGAACGCTCTCCCTCAAGGGGGTTGGCTCGCAGTTAAGGAAGCCCCTCGCGCCCCTCGCCAGCTCCTCAACCGCAGCCTCCCGCGCCGGGTTGACTTCGCGAAGGTGGTGGATGGTGCCGCCGAAAAACTCCGCTGCAACTCGCTCCGCGCCTTCCTGTGTGTCGCGCAGGAATACGTTTGCGGGCGCGTCACTCCGCACAAAAGCCCACGCCTCCACCGCCTTGCGCGGCTCGACGTACTCGGAAACGAGGTCGCCACGCTCACTAATAGCGGAAGTTCCATCTTCCCTACGGAACCCAACGGCCCCACCCATATGCTGAACAAGCACTGGGTACTCGCCCCACGCCTTATCCGTAAGGCAGGTGACAACTTCCCCGTTGCGCTGAACGTACTTTTTGCCGGTTTCGATTTTCATGTCAGTAATCCGGATGATCGCCCGTAGGCGAATGGTCATTGTCGTATTCAACGTCTTGAGCATCGCGCCCGTCATCGTCCCACTCGTCCTCGTCAACCTCAGGCTCGTCCTCGTATTCGAACAGCGCCTCGTCGGTTCCAGGCCCAATGTTCATGCGCGATCCTCCCATGCCGTGACGCGGACGCGCTTGCCAGCGGCCACGTAGATTCGGTACTCCAGAACTTCCGGGTTCACTTCCAGCGCCTCGGTGCGCTCGGCCAGTTCCTCCGGGGTTTCGATCTTCACTTGCGCCGTTTCACCGACGCGGTACTTCACTACGGCAATTGCGTGGCACATGGTCAGTCCCCCGTTTCCGTCGCAGGCGGGTTCAGCGCAGGTCGCAGCGCCTCCCCGAAGATGTCCAGCAGCGACGGCGTGATGCGGGCCGTCAGGTAGGCAACCGATGACTCGGGTTCGCCCATGCGGCGCAGGTGTTCGGCGGTTTCGTGGATCGTACTCATCACAACCACCCCGTCAGGCCAAGCCCGCCAACCAACCCCATCACCGCGCCGATGACGAACGCCAGCGCCACCGTCCCACGCTGGTCAATGCGGGCCTCCAGTCGGCCCCGGCGAACGCCCTGCTGGTACAGCGAACGCAACGAATCCTGCAATCCAGTGTCCATGTCACTCTCCGTTCGATGCCGGGACATCCCCGGCGCAGTCATGGGAACATGCCGTCAACCCAATGTCAACCCCTTCCGGCAATTATTTTTCGGGCCTCCTCCACCGACCGGGCAAATCCAGCCCGGACGCCTCGGGCAATGGCGAACGCGATGAACTCCTTTTGCCGCGCCCGCTTGTTGCCACCCTTCGTGCGCTTCACTTCCACCTGAACCGCCACGGCAATCACCTGGCCCACCATCTCCGGCGTCACCGTCACCGATGTCCAGCCGCCAAGGTCAGGCCAGCCTTCGAACCCCACCGTCACGCGGCGCGGATTGCGGATCAGCACCGAACCGTCCTTGAGATTCACCGAATCCCCCGCCCAAAACTGCCCGACCTGCTGGCGGAACAGGCGCGTGTCGCCTTGGCTGCACTCGGTTCTTATGGCGCTTTGAATGGGGGTTTCTTTCACAGCAAAAGACCTTGGCTGTAAACCAGTACGTTGCCGCCATCGTCGTACCTGTTCTGATCGCACTTCGGATATTCGGGAACAATCGGGTACGCAAGGCGGGCCATGATGCTTTTTTTCTGCGCCTTCGTCCCGCAAGCAAAGAAATACCGATGCTTCGGCATGGGCTTTACGGTCTGGATGTTGTTTGCTTTCGCCCATTCCTTCGGGTTTGTTATCCCCTTGTCGCGCAGGCTGATCGGGTGGACTCGCTTGCCATCCACAATGTAAGCGTGGTCATGCGATACCGTTGCTCCGGTGTACGTCCAGTTGGTAGCTTGATAAACAATTCCGCAGTGGCTTTGCTCCATGTCGGCATAGCTTACAACGGCGCAAGGCTTCTCAAGCCCCCGAAGCGCGCCAGCGACAAGGAAGGATGCTGCGTTCTTCTCTTTAGTCTGGATAACAAGCCTCGCAAGCTCGTACAGTTTGAAGTCCCGGTCACGGAACGCTGAACGCTGAATCGGCGGCGAAGGCTGACCGAAAACGCAAACGCCTTCAATCTTCCCGCCGATGGAAAGGCCAAACCCGGCCCAAAAAATAGACGCCCTGCGGCTGTAATGCTTTGCTATCACAAATGCTTCCGCTTCACTTTTGGAAATTTTTATCACTTCCACCTTTTATCCCTCCCCTTCCCCGCCTTAGTCAACGCCACCGCCAACTCACACAGTCCAGACACATGCGGCCCCGGATCAGGCTCAGGCGGCTTTCCAATGCACGTTCCGTCCGCCCTGCGAATGAACAGGCCGGTGATGATGCCGCCAGCGCCGCGCAGTTCGTCTACTATTCTGGTGATGTCGGGGGCGAAGTCCCTTGGATTAATTTTTTCGGTCATGCTCGTTTCCTCATCCTAGCTTCCAAAACATGCCTAGCCCACCCCTCCGGGTTCTTCATCCCCCGCATCCGGCCAAGCTCCACCAGCTTCTCCAGCGACCGCGCGTTCCCCTGCTCGGCCAGCCGTTGTACCACTTCCGGGGCGCGCTGCCGCACCGCTGCCGTGTCCACTTCCGCCAAGTCACCGTCCACGGTGTCCACCTTCCGGGGCTTGGCGGCAGGAACCCATCCGCACTCCGGACACTTATGCTGCACAGCAGGGTACGCCGCGAAACACGATTCACACTGGCGCACCGCGTCAGCATCACGCGGCCCCTTCGTCTTACGGTCGCGCCCGTCCAGGCTCCATGCCCGTTCCATGTCGGGCAGGCCGTGACGCCCCGCGTTCCCGGCATGATCCATGATTGTCGCCCGCGTTTTCCCCGGCGCTGGCCGCAGCGCACGGCCTACCTGCTGCAAATACAGGGCCAGCGATTGCGTAGGACGCAACAGAATCGCGCCGTGGATGCCGGGAACGTCGAACCCCTCGGAAATCAGGTCACAGGATGCCAGCACGTTCAGCCTTCCCGCCGCGAAATCCCCAATGCGCCGCGCACGTTCCTCCGAATCCAACTTGCCATCCACGCTCGTTGCCCGGTAGCCCGCCGCCCGGAATTGCTCGGCCACATGCTCGGCGTGGGCGATGGACACACAGAACGCCACGGACGGCGCACCGTTCAGGTGCTTGGCATAGTGCCGCACCGCGTCCCCCGTCACGGCGGGGCGATCCACCGCCTGCGCCAGTTCGCCACGGTTGAAGTCGCCCGCCACCGTATGCACCCCGGACAGGTCAACACCTGGCGGAGCGAACAGCCGGTAATCGGCCAGCGCCCCGGCATCAATCAACGTCCGCACGGACGGGCCTAGCACCATCGCATCAAACGATTCCCGCAGTCCGCGCCCGTCCAAGCGTTCCGGGGTTGCCGTCACGCCCAGCCATTTCGCGTCGGGCGAACGGGCCATGCACTTGCCCCATGTTGAGCCGCTGGTGCAATGGTGCGCCTCGTCAATAACGCCGATGTCGAACACCGGCATCCGGTCAGCGCGACGGGCGTAGGTTTGCGCCGAACATACATACACCGACTGGCGCGGAACGAAGGTCGCCCCCGCCGTGATGACGCCGTGCCGCACGTTGAACATCCGCAGGGTGCGGCTGATCTGTTCCAGTAGTTCCGCCCGGTGCGCGAAAATGCCGATGCGCTTACCACGCTCCGCTGCCCGCGCCGCTATGTAGCTGAACAGCACGGTCTTGCCCGCGCCGGTAGGGGCCACGGCCAGCACCCGGTTCACGGATGCCAGTTCGTAGCGGATGGCGGCCACCAAGTCGTTTTGGTAGTCGCGCAGGACGATCATTTGTGCGCCTCAATGGCATCCTCAAGGTCGTGCTGTTTCACTCGCAGCAAGACGTACTCAAAAACGAACTGCCTCGCTTTCGCCCCGCCCAGCACCTTGTCAATATCTTCGGCCAAGCATGATCGGCAGGCGGCGCTACCCCGCGCATAACTGCCGCACTCACGCTCACACGGCCCCATCGTGGTCACGTTCGGGCGGTTCAGTTGGTACATCAGGGCGTCGAAGGTTTCGCGGAGTGTCATTCCGGCAACCCCCGCACCCACTCCAACACCTGTTCCAGTTCTTCAACCCAATGCTGGTACGCCTCGGCGGCGCGGTCAGCAGCAGGGTGACGTTCGCCGGTCTTGTACGCCCGCTTGTTCGCCTCGACAGCAGCCTTGCCACGGTACTCCTTGAGGCGATCCAGGTTCTCTTTGATGATGACGGTTGCCAGCACCACGTTCATCTCTCGCGGTTCGTTCATGCCCCTTCCTTTTTCAGTAGTTTCGCCACAGCCTGTTTGCTCACTTGCGGGTGCAACATCTTTCCAATCTCGGCCAGTGAATAGCCTCGCTCCCGTAGCGCCACCGCCTTTTTGCGGCGCAACGAATAGTGCAGCAGCCTAGGCATCTTCATTGTACGTTGCATCAATCTCACTCCCTGCGACAGTGGAGACATATTGCACGGTTGACGGGGGGTTGACAAGTCCCTGCGGGTGGGCGCAGGATTGGTTCCGGGGGCAGGTTCGATTCCTGCTTGTTGGCCGAAAGCTGGTGCAACGCGGGTTCGATTCCCGCCACAGTTCATCGTGTTATGCCCGCATGGTAACGGGCGGCCACCGAACCCTAGCCGGAAAGGAAGATGACCCGGCTCGTTGCTTCCGATGCAAGCCGCTGGCCCTGCGACACGGGCATCTACTTAAACCAACGGAGAATAAAATGGGAATCGAAACGAAAGAAAGCCGCAAACTCACGGAAGTAGAGGCTGGCCGGTATATTGGCGTGGCAAGCGCACGGACATTGCAAGATTGGCGGTTCCGGGGTGTTGGCCCAAAGTATTACAAGCTAGGCAAGCGAGTCATTTATGACTCGGCAGACCTTGACCTGTTCTTGGCCGCCAACATGGTTGATCCGGGGAAATCCCCATGACCACCCAATACCTGCTCCACGAATCGCAGGCCGATTGGCTGGCCGCACGGAACCTGGACATCACCAGCACCGAAGCAAGCGCCCTGTTCGGGCTGTCCCCCTACGAAACCCTGTTCGAACTGTGGCACCGCAAGAACGAAGGCGGCGGCAACGGGCTGGATGACAACGAACGGATGCAGGCAGGCCGCCACATCGAACCGGCCATCGCTGCCCTCGCCGCCGAACGCTACGGCATCATCGTGGCCCCGTTCAAATACTACGCCCGCGATCCGATTGCCCGCATGGGGTCATCGTTCGACTACGAAATCGTGGGCGTCAGCGACACCGTTCCTGCGGACACCAGCCTGCGCGACCTGTACCTGGCGCACGGCCCCGGCATCCTTGAGTGCAAGAACGTGGACGGCCTTGTGTTCCGGCGCAAGTGGACGGACGATGAAACCCCGGCGCACATCGAACTGCAATTGCAGCACCAGCTTGAAATCACCGGGCGCGGCTGGGGCGCAATCGTGGCGCTGGTCGGCGGCAACAAGTTGGAAACGTACTCCCGCCTGCGCGAACCGACCGTGGGCATCGCCATTCGGCAGGCCGTCAGCAAATTCTGGCGCTCCATCGCGGCAAACGAAGCGCCGCCTCCGGTCATGCCCGACGATGCCGAAGCCCTGATTGCTCTCAATCAGTTCAGCGACGGCACCGCGCTCGACCTGCGCGATGACGAATGGACGGCAGGGATCATGGCCGAATACACCGCCGCTTCCGCCACGATCAAGGCGCTGGAAGAACGGCAGACGGTCATCAAGGCCCAGGTGCTTGAACGCGCTGGCCCTGCCGGTTCCATCCTGTACGCAGGCGGCAAGGTGTCGGCCACGCAGACTGCCGATAATCCCGGCAAGCCCATCACGCCCGAGATGGTCGGGCAAATCATCGGCGCTCGTAAGGGCTACCGTCAGTTCCGCAACACTCCCTCCAAAAAGGAATCCGCATGAACCACCAGCCGAACTACACCCATCCGTGGCACGAGGATGAAATGTGCCGCGTCAACGGCATCCCGCTGTGCTACCGCTTCAACTTTGACAACGAAATCGAAGTGATGATGCCCGGCTACGGCGCAGGCGGTCGCTCCAAAGGCATGACGCCCAACCGCATCACCCGCCTCGGGATGACGTTCACCGCCCCGAAGTTCCTCCGCGATAACCTGCTCGGGAAGTCCGCACATGAGTAACCAGCAAATCGCCATCCGGCAGACGTTTGAAACCCTCGCCCGCCCCGAGTTCCAGTCCCGGCTGCGCGAGTCCCTGCCCGACAACATCAGCGCCGCCAAGTTCACCAGCATCACCAAGACTGCCATCCAGCAGAACCCGAACGTGCTGGACGGGGATCGCGCCAGCCTGTTCAATGCCATCGTGCGCTGCGCCCAAGACGGCCTGCGCCCGGACGGCAAGGAAGCCGCGCTTGTTGTCATGGGCGGCAAGGTGTCGTACATGCCGATGATCGGCGGCCTGCGCCGCATCGCTGCGAAGTACGGCGTCCGCATCGCCACCGGGGTTGTCCATGCCAACGACCTGTTTGAATACGAACTGGGTGTCACCCCGGTCAAGCGTCACCTGCCTCCGAAACTCGGGGAGGATCGCGGCCCCGAGATTGGCGCGTGGGCCGAAGCGCAGGACAAGGACGGCAACCTGTACCTGGAAGTGATGACCCGCGACGAAATCGAAAAGGTACGCGCCGTCAGCCGCGCCGGGAAGTCCGGGCCGTGGGTCGCGCAGTGGGGCGAGATGGCCCGCAAGACCGTGGGCCGCAGGTTGTTCAAGTCGCTGCCGCTGTACGACATGGACGAACGCGACAGCCGCGCCATCGAAGCTGCCGACAGCGAGTTTGAGTTCAACGCCCCTGCCGAAGAACCCGCCCCGAAAACCGCTGCGCCCACCCGTCCGTCCGTACTGGCGACGGTGGCGGCGACGGTCGTGGAGGATGAACCGGAACCGTACCGCCAGCAGGACGATCCGGGGTTCTAGCGCGGCTTCGTGAGCTTGGCGGCGCGGCCCGAAGGGGAGTTCGGCGCACCGCCAGGCACACGGCGCGGCGGCTTGCCGGGGGCTTTGACGGGGTTGGTCGTGCGTTTCTTCATGGCTGGCTCCTGATAATGGCTTGGCAGGCGGTCAATCGGCGGGCGGCGGTGTCGGCCTCTCCGGCGAGTCGCAGCAAAAATCCCGCATCCTCTGGAAGAAGTCCGCCTCCACCGGCACCATCACTTCCTCCGGCACCGGGGGCGGCTTCGGGCAAACGGGCGGGCGGACAGCGGAACCTTTCCCGCACCCGGACAGTCCCAGCCCGCAGGCCAGCGATAACAGCATCACGTTCAGCCAGCGCATCGGCGTTCTCCTTGTTGAACCTGGCCGCAGCAGCGGCGTAGTCGGCCCGCATCCTGGCCTCAATGATGGCGGCGGCATCCTTGGCCGCCTTGGCATTGGCCGCGTGGACGGCCTCCGCCGCGTCCCAGCGGGCCTGAACCTCGGCCTGCCCCGCGTTGTACCGCCAGTGGCCGAACGCCCACAGCAGCCCGCACAGGGTCAGCAGCGCCCATGCCTGCCACGGCACGGCCCGGATCCACTTCATCAGCAGCAGCGGCAGGGCGGCCATCATGGCAGCAGGCTCTCGGGCTTGTCCTCGGGGCGCATCCAGAACCACGCCGACCGGATGGCCGCCGACACCGTGGGGGTCGCCACCGCCGACAGGATCGCGTACACGAACCCGATGCGGGTCGGCACCAGCGCCAGCGCCGCCGCGAACGTCACCAGCGAACAGGCGATGCCCGTCACGGCGCGGGTCTTTGCAGGCGGCCAGTCCCCGCACAGCCAGCGCGGCAGCACCACGCCCAGCAGGACGCCGATGGACAGCGATGCCAGAACGGCCTGAACCTGCTCACGGCCAAGGATCACCCCAAGGTTTCGCATGGCCCAGGTTGCAGCAGGCTCAATCTGCGGCCACAGCGCCAGCACCGCGACCACGGATGCCAGCGTGACGCCGCCTGCGATGGTTTTCTTCTGCTCGGTCACTTCGCTACCTCCACGGCCTCGTTCCAGAACTCATCGAATGTATGGCGGTGGGGCTTCCCTGGCCGCCATGCGCGGGTGTAGTACGCCCACCCTTTTTCGGCATTGCCGTGCGCCGCCTTGGGCAGCGCCTTCGGTTCGGTGAACAGCAGCAGGCGGGCGAACCCGCAGGCCAGCACATCATCCAGTTCCAGCGCCGGATACACCGCCTCGCTGGTCGGGGTCACGCCGCGCTCGGCACACAGCCGGGTGGCATGGTCACGACTGGACGGGTGGGTCAGGACGCCGCGCACTCCGCCACCGCGTTCAAACTGCCACAGGCCACGCGCAGGGCCGCCAATCTGGCGGCGGTACGTCATGCGCGACTCCTGCCTGCCGATGGCCCACAGCATCGCCTTGGCCTCGGGGCTGGCGAACCGTGCGCCTAGGACATCCATCGTCGCCGCGTACAGCGCGTTGAAATCCTGTCGGCCAAGCGCGGTCATTTCTTCGACTTCTTCGCCGTGGTCTTGGCGGTTTTCTTCGGCGGCGGGGGGGGCGGCGGCGGGGTGATGATGATAGGTGTCGCCATGTTATTTC